TGGTTATAGATGCCGCCATAGTTTAATTCCTTATGATCCTGCATGGGATGCAGACGAAGAAGTAAAACAAAAAGTAGATAAGATAAAACCAAAGACTAAGCCAGTAGGGAGCATCCCTGAAAAAAATATTTATTCCCCATTCCCAAACACAAATGGTAATGCAGTGAATAAAATTTTAAGTGAATTAAGCGGTAATGAACAATCAACAATAAGAATTAATAATTTTATAAATGCAAGAAATATTGGTCTTAATTTTTTACCAAGAGCAACTAGAAATATTGCGAATAGAAGAAAAGAATTACCAAAAGTTCAAAATTGGTATGGTGAGTATATAAAGGAAAATCAAGATACATTTAAGTATGGAAATCAAAATTATCCAATTCAATCTGTTGAATTAGGAAGTTTAAAAGGAAGGAAAACATGGAATGGTTGGGCATCACCATTGAATAATATGCCAATAGCTTTAGTAGATGAAGCAACAGATTTATCAAAAATAGATATAAAAAAATTACAAGATTCAATAGCTTTTACATTAGATAGAACAAGCAAAAATCAAGGTAAGTATGTTTCAAAATTAAATATTGTAGGGAAAAGAGAAATCAAAAATGCAGATTTTTCTTTTTCAGCTAATTTAAATACACTAAAACTAGATAACGAACAGAAATTTACAACTATGATGCACGAGATTGGGCATCAAGTTCATTATTACGCAATTAAAAATGTAGGTACATCAGATAGAGTGACAACAAATTCAGTTGAAGATGCAATAAATTTTATAAGAAACAAATATCCAAATAGCAATAATTTTATATTAACAAAATATGGATCATCAAATGCACATGAATTTCATGCAGAATTATTTACTGCGTATGCAACTAACAGAAAAGCATTAGAAAAATTTAACAAAGGATTAGTAGAATATATGGATGACTTAATTGAAAAAGCTACACAAAGTAAGGTGAAAGGACACTAAATGGCTATAGAATTTTCAGAAGCATATCAAAAAGCTGAACTTTTATTACAGGAACAACCTATAAGTCAGGAAACGATAAAAGAAGTTTTAGATTTACGGGATAAGATACCTGAGAATGAATTAGAGTTTTTTGAGCAATTATTAGATCATTTGCCAATATTAGAAAACTTGTAAAAAGATAAAAATAAATATATCTCTTAAATAAATAACTAACAAAGGAGTTATAATTATGTCTGACGAGAATAAAACGGAACAGGTGGAACAATCAACTACTGAAACAGTAGAAACAAAGCAGGAACAACCAGTAGAGCAACCAAAGCCAAGTCAATTTGATATTGATAAGGTAGTCAAAGACCGCCTTTACAGACAAGAGAAACAATTACTAGAATCATTAGGCGTTAATGACATAACTGAAGCTAAAGCAGCTATTGAAGAACGCAAAAAGGTTGAAGAAGAAAAGCAGCTAGAGCGAGGTAAGTTTGATGAGGTAATGAAGAAGAAAACCTTAGAGTACAATGAGAAACTATCCAAGTTAGAGCAAGAACTCAAAAGTGAGAGAGTTGATAAGCAATTAATCAATGCTGCTTCTAAACATAGAGCGATTTCACCTGATCAAATCAAGGAGTTAATGAAAAACCAAGTACAACTAAATCAAGAAGGTAAAGTAGAAGTGCTTGATAATTCTGGAACACCTAGATATAACAAAGATGGCGACTTGTTGACTGTTGATGAGGCAGTACAAGAGTTTTTAACGCAGAACGCACACTTTCAAGCAGCAACTCCTGCAGGGAGCGGAAGTGTTAGTAATGTGGGAAAGTCAACTACGAATAAGACTATAAACCTTTCGGAACTAGACATGAATAATCCTGCTGACAGGAAACTCTATGCAGAACATAGAAAGCAAAGAGATAGTGTAAGCACGATTATTAACTTAAATAAATAATATCTATGAAAGGATATAACAATGGCAGATGAAACAACCTCCAGTACGGTTTCCGAACTGTACACTGAAATCGTAGCTGAAGCACAATTCGTTATTCAAGAGAAATCTATAATGAAAAACCTTGTGAAGAACTACGCAATCGCAGGTGGTGGTAAATCAGTTGAAGTTCCTATTTATGCAGCAGTATCAGCAGCAGCAGTAGCCGAAGCAACAGATTTAGCCAACACCGCAATCAATCCAAGTTCTGTGACTATTACGGCTTCAGAAGTTGGTGTAATGACTACATTAACAGACCTAGCAAGAAACTCAGCACCAAGAAATGTTGCTGCAGATATTGGTAGACTTTTTGGCGAAGCAATAGCTAAGAAAATGGATCAAGACTTAATTGCTCTATTTGATGGCTTTAGTACCGCAGCAGGTACAGATAGTGCAGTACTTTCCCCTGCAACTGTATTTAATGCCGCTTCAACATTGAGAGCCGCAGGTTTACCTGTTAATGAAACATATCTTGTTGTCCACCCAAAGGTAGCGTATGACCTCAAATCTGGTCTTACAAATACTTTTGCAGGTTTAGATACAGAATTGTCAAATGAAGCATTAAGAAATGGCTTTATTGGTCAAATCGCAGGTATCAAAATCTTTGAAACAGGCAATATGGCAAACACAGGCACTGCAGGTGACTATAAAGGTGGAATGTTCCACAAAGATGCACTTGCTCTAGCTATGATGCAAGACATTAAGATTGAAACACAAAGAGATGCTTCTTTAAGAGCAGATGAGATTGTAGCAACCGCAGTTTATGGTGTTGGTGAATTACATGATTCATATGGTATTGAAGTTATCGCTGATTCTTCAATCCAATAATAATACTTTTATGGGTGGGGTTAATTCCCCACCTGTTCAGAAAGGAATATTATGAAACTAACTAATGGAAAAAAAATTATTGAAAGACCACAAGTTGATTATGAAAAAAATAAAAATATATGGGGATCAAGAGGGTGGAAACCTGTTGAAGATAAACCCAAAGTTGATAAGGTAGAAAAACCAAAGAAAAAGAAAGATAAATAATGGCAACATCAGAATTTTCAGTAGCACTATCAGATATTCAAGTCTATCAACCAGATATAGCTGAATACGGCATTACAGACTTTGATACACAATTACAACAAGCTGAGAATGATGTTATTAGACAAATTCGTGAGGAATGGTGGGAAAGATACCGCCATACAGTTAGATACAAAGATATTACCAAAGTCACTACATTAGAATTAGATAGTTCTAAATTAACAAACGCACAATGGACTAGATGCGTAGTTTATAAAGCATTAGCGGAATATGTTTATCCTATCCTGACTAAATGGAAAGATCCGCAAGGTGGAGATGGACAAGATGCGTTTCAAGTACAATTAAATTTTTACAGATCAAAATATTCAGAGGAGTTCCAAGCCGTATTGCGTGATGGCGTAGAATATGATGAAGATGGAGATGCTTCTGTATCAGCAAGTGAAAAAGAGCCTATTCATCATTTAAGATTAGTTAGATAATGGTCGCATCCATTACTGCTAAAGATAACTCTATTGCAGTTAAAAAATCACTGCTAAAAGTTTCCCAAAGAGTACCGAAGGCTATTAAGAAAGCACTGGCTAACGCTGCTGCATTTGAGATTGGTGCAATCAAGAAAAGAACTCAATCCAGAGGTATAGATTTTAGAGGTAAAGCATTTGCTCCCTATTCACCTAAATATAAACGAGCCGCAGTTAAACAATCAGGAGTGGTTGATCTTACTGATACTGGGCAAATGTTTAGTTCTTTAACTAGCAAAATATCAGCTAGTAAAGGTGAATTATTCTTTAGACAAGGATTTGCTAATAGAAAAGCATTTTTCCATGATGAAGCAGGAGCAGGTAGAAAAAAGGTTAAAAGAGAGTTCTTTAGTATTTCTAAAGATGAAGAAGTAAAGATTGAAAAGATATTCTTTTCTGTGTTAGAAAAGGAGTTGAAATTATGAGTTTACGAGAAGATATAGCAGCTAATATTATCAGTACCTTAGATGCGGTCACATCCCCTATTGAATTAAAGAAGATTACCAGAGAGCCAATCAATCCTCAGGAAGATTTAGCTGATCCTCAGTTCCCTGCTATTTATGTCACTACTGGAGATGAAACAAGAGAAGATTTTGCATTAGGAGATTATGCAGCAGGTAAAAGATCAGGAACAATAGATTATGTTCTTGTAGGGTATGTTAAAGGCACAGATAGTAATTTAGATACTAAACGCAATCAGCTTATAGAAGTTATTGAAGAAACTCTAGATACAGACAGAACTAGAGGTGGTAATGCCAAAGAAACAAAAATAGTAGAGATTTCATCTGACGAAGGTACATTATATCCTTTGGGTGGAATAAGAATTGTGGTAAGGGTATTCTATGAATTTGTTAGAGGTACATCATAATGGCTAAACGAATTAAACTAGTTATGCCAAGTGGAAATGACATCATTGAGATTTGGGATAATGAGATAGACAAATTTCTAGCTAAAGGATATAAACTTGAGCAAGAAAAAAAATCTACTAGATCATCTAAGAAAAAAGATGTAGAAGTAGATGAACAACAACAAACAAATGAAGGAGTAAGCGAATGGCAACCCATGTCGGAACAAGCGGAGTAGTCAAAGTAGGAGCAAATGCAGTTGCGGAAGTGACTGGTTTTACTATTGATGAAACAAATGACACAGTTGAAGATACTACCCTTACAGATACTGCTAAGAGTTATATTGCATTAAGAAAAGATGCTACAGGAACTATTGAGTGTCATTGGGATGAAACAGATACTACTGGTCAAACTGCATTAGCGGTAGGATCATCAGTGACTTTAAATCTATATCCTGAAGGTGCAGATAGTGGTGACTTGTACTACACTGGCACTGCATTAGTGACTGGCGTATCTCAGAATGTATCTATGGACGGAGTTATTGCTAGAACAATAACAGTTCAATTCTCAGGCGGCGTAAGCACAACAACTGTATAATTTATAAATGCCAAAAAAGGATTACCTTGAAGGTGCTATCTCACACTTTAAACACCAAGAGATAAAAATTATAGAAGTTGAAGAATGGAACTTAACTGGTGAAGATGCCATTTATGTTAAACCATTCACGCTGCTTGAAAAATCTGAAATATTCAAAGGATCAAACGATAGTGATCTCACAGTATTAGTAGATGTTATTATTAAGAAAGCAGAAACAAAAGATGGTGAGAGAATGTTTGATCTTGAGAGTAAGATTAAAATGAAGAAGTTTGTTGATCCTGATATTATAGGCAGGGTAGCAGGACAAATCATGGGAACAATCCCATCTTCAGACACCTTAAAAAAAAACTAAATTCTGATCCTGATTACAGGTTTCATTTTTTCCTAGCAGAAAAACTACATAAAACTATTGGAGAACTAATGCAAATGCCAGTAGAGGAATTTAACTCATGGGCAGCATATTATAATCTCAAACACGAAGAAGAACAAAAAGCATTGAATAAACAAAAGATGCAAGGTAAAAGAAGATAATGACTAAACAACTCAATATTGACATTATCGCAAAAGACAAAACGAAAAGAGCCTTAACAGGAGTGCAAAATAGGCTCAACTCAGTAAAATCATCAGTATTTAGTTTAAAAGGTGCATTAATAGGTATTGGTGCAGGTGCAGCTATAAGATCATTTGTTAATGTAGGTAAAGAAGTTGAGAGCCTACAAGTTAGATTTAAGTTTTTATTTGGATCAGTAGAAGAAGGTGCAGTTGCATTTGATAATCTTACAAAGTTTGCAGGTAAAGTACCATTCTCTTTAGAGGAAATATCTAGGGCATCAGGCAATCTAGCGGTTGTAGCTGATGATGCTAATGATCTTAATAGAATATTAGAAATCACTGGTAATGTAGCAGCAGTCACAGGATTAGATTTTGAAACCACATCTAGCCAAATTCAAAGAGCCTTTTCAGGTGGTATTGGTGCTGCTGATTTATTTAGAGAAAGAGGTGTTAGAGCCTTATTAGGTTTCCAAGCAGGTGCTAAAGTCACTGCAGAAGAAACAGTAGAAAAATTTGAAGAACTATTTGCAGGAGATGGAAGATTTGCTAATGCCACTAAAGATTTAGCTACAACTCTTGAAGGTACTATCTCAATGATTGGAGATAAGTATTTTAATTTTCAAAAAGACGTAGCAGAAGGATTTTTTGATGAATTAAAAAAAGAGTTTGGTGATCTTAATAAATTCTTAGAAGAAAATGAAGAGCAGATAAAAGATATAGCAACTGCTATTGGTCAAAACTTTGCAGGAGCAATTCAAAAAACATCATCTACCATAAAGGGAATAGCACCTGCCGTTAAGACTGTTGCAGATGGTTTAGGTACAACTATTGATGGGTTTAAATCACTGCCAACTTTTGTTCAAGAAGCAGGAATTATATCTGTACTTTTATTTGGTAAAAAGGGAGTGATTGCTTTTGGTGCATTATCTTTTTTAGTGGGAGAGATTAAAGATTTAGTTGATGATATTGCTGATAAAGATATAGCCAAAAATTTAATTGCTGCTTTTCAAACAGGTGAGATTGATAAATACAAACTTAAACTTGAAGAAGTAGATATCATACTTGGATTTTTGCAGAATAAAGGAACTTTAAGAGGAGATGCAAAAAAAGAAAACGACTTGTTAATACAACAATTTACACAGTTAAAAAATGAAATATTAATGTTTGAGGAAAGCCTTGAATTAGCATCTCAGCAAGGAAGTGCGTATGCAAATGTAATAACAACAGTAAACAAAGAATTAGATAAGAATAATAAAACTACTGAGAAAGCAGTATCTTTACAAAAAATATTAAATGATTCATTAGCTGAATTAACTAAAAGAGGTCAAGAAAACTTATTAAGAATTAGAGAAGAATTTAATCCATTATTTGCTATCCGTAATCAGCAAGAAGAAGAAATAAAAGAATTAAATATTGCCTATAATAGAAAGCTATTAGACTTAGAAGAATATCAAAAGTTAAGACAACAAATAGAAGAAAAATACTCAAAACAAACTGCTGAAAGTGCATTTGAATTATTAAAGAAGGGTAGATTATCAGAGTTAGAATTTGAAAAATTAACACAAGAAGAAAAGAAAGAAATATTAACTGGTGCAGGTAGAGATATATTAGGCAACTTATCTAAATTTAATAAAGAAGCATTTAGGTTAAATCAGGCATTAGCAATTGGTGATGCTATTATGAGTACCGCTCAAGGTGTTGCCGCAGGTTTAAAAAAAGGATTTCCAGTAGGATATATAGAAGCTGCTATTACTGCTGCTAAAGGTGCGGCTCAGATTGCAGCAATTAGATCAGCACCTCCACCAAGAGCCTTAGGTGGTAGCGTGACTGCAGGACAACCTTATATTGTGGGTGAACAAGGTAGAGAGATGTTTGTACCTAATCAATCAGGAACGATTGTATCTAATGATAATCTAAACAAAGGAACAGTAGTCAATGTCAATATTATGGCAAATGACACAGAAGGATTTGATAATTTATTAGTTAAACGTAGAAGTACGATTGTTAATGTGATAAATGATGCACTTAACAGTCAAGGGAAGGAAGCATTAATTTAATGAGTGGCACATATCCAACATCACCAACATTTAAGGCATTAGGATTTAGTTCTGAACAAAAAACAATCACATCTACTACTGACAGTGGTAAGATGTTTAGCGTTCAAGTGGATGGTCAAAGATGGAAGTTCTCAGCTTCATATGCACCCATGGGAAGAACTAAATTTGCTCCTGTCTATGCATTTATAATTAAACAAAGAAGTCAAAAAGAAACATTCCAAATAGTTCCACCTGTTATTTCTAGTGCCAGAGGTCATGAAGTAAATAATGTTGCAGTCAATGGAGCACATACCGCAGGTGATACAACCATAGCAGTAGACGGACACCATAATAATTCAGCAGGTGCTTTTTTAGCAGGTGATTTAATTAAATTTGGTAGCCATAGCAAAGTCTATATGATTGTTGAAGATGTAGATCCATCAGGAAACGCATCTACTTTAACTATAGAGCCACCACTACGAGAAAATTTAGCTGATGATGCTACAATCATTTATGACAATGTTCCATTTACTGTAAGACTAACTAATGACATTCAGCAATTTAATACTGACGATATAGACCTATATAAATTTGAAGTTGATTTCATAGAGGCATTGTAATGGCTAGAGGATTATCTAGCGACCTTCTAACAGAAATAAATTCTGGTAGTATTAAACCTGTTGCATTA